CAGTAGTATCATCATAGACCTTACCCATGTACATCTTACGACCACAAGTAAGGTCTTTCATCTTGCGAGTAGCACCCTGCCAGACATGCACCATCTCATGGCACACAGTCTCAACCAGTTCTTCATCGTCAAGTGCTTTATCAACGTCAATGTAGAAGTCACGATTGCCGTCACCTTCATAACACCAACCAGCAACACCTTCATTCTTGAGATTCTTGAGGTTGAGTTCAATCTCAAGGGTACGCATACGAGGCATCAACTCACTGATGCAGAAGGTAACAGCGTTCTCAGCGAGAGCCCGTTTCTTCTTCGTGGAACCTATGACATTGACGTAGTTCATATCTCAATCTCTCTTGATTATATCTTACTATAACACACGAAATAGAATCTGTCAACCCCTAAAGTACGACGAGGGCAAACCACCCTGCCGCAAATAGGGTTAACATGAACATGGTTTCAATAGCGATTGTTGCAATCTTCTTCATAATCAATCTCCTAGAGATAAAGGGGGCCAGTCCACTTGATGGTGTAACCACCCTCAACGATGTTTCCCCGTGCTTTGTTCCGAGCAGGAGCAGCATAACCAGCGGCTTTCAGAATGTCACCCTTCTTGAACTTCTTATCGTTCTCGGTGTTGACAACAAAACCCCAAACGCTACCACCTTTGGTAAATACCTTGATGTACTTATTACCATTCTTGTAGGTAATTTTCTCGTTGAACTCAGCAATCATCATCTTGTTGACATCGCTGAGAGTACCTCCGGCACCACTGTTTGCACAGCGGGTGGTCCAGTTAAGGTAATCTTCTTTGATGTTCTCAATCAGGGTGGTCATTTCGTTGTTCATCGTGTCTCTTCCTTTGTTTTCTCAGTTTATACCTAAGTATAGACCAAAAATCAGGCTTTGTCAAGAAAAATCGTAGCCGCTAAGCCATTGATTCTAAAGGAAACTCAAAAAAAGTTAACCGTTTGCGAGTCCTTTAGATTGAGGATATGTGGCATGTTCGATTCGGACATAATCATCATCCCAATCAAATGCTTCCTTGACCACATTATCAGACAAACCCTTGTATTGACGGTGCAATTTCTTGTCTTTTGCAGCAATCAACAGCACGGCCTCATCCTTGTGAAGTCCCTCAAGCATCTGAACAAACATCATCTCACGTTTGTTTTGTTTTAGAGCAGGATTACCACCCTTGATGAAGTGATACAATTTGCGTACCTCTTGATGAAGCTGAGTATGTTCTGTTCCCTCTGGAGCATCATTCACCGTGTATGGTACATCACCTTCTGGTAGCACCCATTCAATCTTGGGATCAAAGGATGCCTTGCAAATCATACGAAGTGCATCTGTCTGGTAATGCTTCAAAAAGGTTACCTTTTCCTTCTTTGATTTAATTTTAGAAACCTGTGTCAAAATCTCTGCAAAGCTGCGTGTATATGTGTCTATCGCCATTAGAATTCTCCTATCGATTCAACGAGGTTGCGTAACCTCTTTTGTGTAAAATAATTTAGTAGTTTGCTACGGTCACCATCTGGTGCCTCTTGATATTCCTTAATGCACTCCAAGAACAACTCAGGTGGTGATTCTTTGAGGTCAATCAGTTTCTTGTTCCTCTGGAAATTCCGTTTGACCTCATCGTTAGGAAACTCTCCCCCAACCATAGTCTGGATTTTCTTTTTGCTTAGGGGTTTCTGTCGCAGCCCATCAACAAAGGTATTATCAGGTGACAGCACGTTAGGAACACCATCACTGCTATCGCCCTTTAGAACATGCTCACTCAGATAGATATCTGGATCAACACCATTGATAAATTTCTTAGTGATTGGACTATACTGTGTCACGTTACGGAACCTCTGTAACTGAATGAAGTCCTTGTCACCTGACAGGATCAACGTCTTACCGTTGTCGAACTCCAGCTCACCACATAGGGCAGCAATGATATCATCAGCCTCTGCACCATACACCTCAAGATGTTTGTAGGGAAAGAACTCTTTCAGTTCTGCCTTGACTGCGTTTAGCACTTCGAAGATGGCATCCCAATCATTTGTGGATTTTTCCCTACCCTTCTTACGGCTGTGCTTGTACTCAGGGTAATAGTCCCGCCGCCAGTAGTGTTTGGAGTCATAGCAGAGAACCAGCTCACCATACTCATCACAGAACCTCATGCGATACATGCGTAGTGAATTGAGGATCATATGGCGAACCATATCCTCATCGGGTTTAGTCTGCTTTGTCATGTGCAGATGCATCATTACGGATGCAACTGAAATCTGGTTCATGTCAACTAATATCATAATTATTCTTTCGTTCTATTTATAACTCTTTGTCGGCGCTTCACCTTGGCCAACGACTGACGCATTGAAACTCATCATGCGGCGTTCACCCTCTACTGAGAATGGATACACAAGATGTTTCAACCAAGATGGAAATACTAGAAACTTACCAACCTCTGGTTTGAATTTTAAATTGTCACATCTAAAAGATTGTGTTTCACCATATGCAAATTCAATCAATCCCTTGGCAGGATAGTGATCTTGAAAATCTTCTTCCCATTCATCGTTCATACCTTCTGGCACCTTGAGATAGATACCACCAGAGAAATCTCCATTGTGGTGATGAAAAGGATTGAATTCACCAGCATACTGACTAACTACCCAACTATGATCTAGATGAATATTATCTAATGTAGGTTTTTTATTCCAGTTTGCAGAGTTCATTTGAGTCCAAGGATTATTTCTGCGCTTATCAAGCATATGATTCAGATAATCAAGACACCCCTGTTTCACAGTTTTAAGCAGATATGCCTTATCTTCAGCGCTAGTAAGAGGAATTAGAACTTCTTTACTCACCTTACCAACGAGTCGGCCAGACCAATCCCACTTCTTACTTTTTTCTTCACTAGAAAGAACATCATCAGATACATCATTAACGATTTTTATAAATCGCTTTGTCACCTCAGTCTCTAGAATTGCTGGACTAAATGGTTCATGAAATTTCTGGGTCATCATCATCTTCCTCTACTAAATTTGCTAGTTCAGTAATTGTTTCAAAGTCAACTTCTGTCTCAAAGACATTATCTTCATTAATATTGATGTCAACATATTCTTCCATGAACTTTTGTGTTATATGTTCCATTTCCATATCTCTATATATTGAACCGTTCACCATCGAAATAACCATTGCCATGTCACGAATAAAAGATTTCGCACCAACATCAATACCATTTTCACTCATGGTGTGAATCATCTGGACCATCAAACTCTGAGTAAGTTCCTCAGCGAATTGCCTGTCCTGTTGCATAGCAATAACATCCTCATCAGGAAGCTTTACTTTTCTTCCGCTTTTTACGGACCACGGGCCCATTATCACGTTCTCCGGCGGCGTCGTCTCTTGGTCGCTCATTTCCATATTCCTCTTCAAGCATTTCTTGTGTCCACACCAATCCCAAATCAGGATAGAATGTTCCTACGTCTCGTTTTGGTTGACCCTTGCGTGGTCCATACCAGTAGTAAGCCATTGCAACACATCTGTTGCGAATCTTACCTTGTTGCTGTTCTCCGTAGAACATGTCCACCCAAACACCATCACGAAGGTATTTTTGCATATTGCGAATGTACCCCTCATGATCTGCAAGTTTTGCGTCTGCGCCCTTTACCTTTTGTCTTACAGCAGCACGTTCAGACTTTGCATAATCCTGTTGAACCTTGATCCACTGCTTAACTTTAGCAGGACTCAACTGATGTTCATCATCAAGCTTGCGTAAGCTTGCATGTATGTTAGTCTGTCCATAATTAGGGTTCTTTTCTAATTTGGCTTCTCTCGCTTTTGCAAGACGTTCTGACGCAGCTGCTTTCTGCTCATCAGTCATAGGTTTGCGGGGTTTGCGTTTCTTAGGTGCTTTCCACTCACTGTTGTCTGTAGTAGCAGTGATCTTCTTCTTGCGTGCCATTGGATTAGTATCCTTGTTCTTCCATTCGCTTTTCAAGATTACGTTTCTGTCGGCGTTTAGATGCAGCACGTTCGTGTCGCTTCTTCTCACCCTTACTAGTATAGTGTTCTCGTTCTCGTAGTTCATTATAGAACCCATCTTCGGTGAGTTTCTTCTTTAGAATCCTCATCGCCTTGTCAACATTATTATTACGCACTTCAATTCTCACACTAATTCTCCTTCTTTTGAATAGTATACACTCTTTAGGTCAAATAAGTCAATGCACTTTTTGCATCCACTACATGGTTTTGACATACCAGTAATCCATTTTCTGTTTGCCTTATCTCTCTTTGCCCTTACAATATATAGTTCGCACTTAGACAAGTCTTCTACATCAATTGACTTGAGTGCATTCTTGATTGCATGGACCTCTGCATGAAAAAACACTGCATGATTGTTCTTGCAAAATTGAGCTTGAAAGGGGTGTGTCTTTTTATGATTGTATCCATAGGAAACCACCTTGCCCTTGCGTACCACTGCTGCAGCAATCCTTGCACCACGAACAGGTTCTACTGACTGTGCAAGCTTGAAAGTCTCATCGAAGATTTCAGTGATCATCCTCGCCTCATCTTGGCAATCTCTTCTGCCTGTTTCTTACCCCGAACTGGTACTGCATTGGATTTGTGCATCTGTGCGATACCTATAATCTCAGTACCAGTATAAACATTCTCTTCTTTCTTTGACATAGAAGAATTGTAAGTAGGTTTACAGGACTCTAATTTGGCGCACTCGGCAGGACTCGAACCTGCGACCCACGGTTTAGAAGACCGTTGCTCTGTTCCAGCTGAGCTACGAGTGCCTATACCCATCTTCTTGAGAAACTTGGCGTGTTGACGCTCTGCCTCTAGGACAGAGGCCGACTTCTTTTTCTGTTTGCGCTTGCGAGTATTCGTAGTCGAATAATACACAGGCAATAAATGCATACCGCTCATTATATAACTATAAACTAATTTTTAGGATTTGTCAAGGTCTTTTATCACATCTTCAATAAGAACAAGCTCCTTGTCGCCATCCTTATCCATTTTGGTCTTAATATAACCCTCTGATTCGAGAGTTTCAAGCACAGATTCTACAACATCCTCAATCTTTGGATTCCTAAAATAATTTCCTGCAAAATATGCGGCACCAATTGCGCCCATTGCAAGGGCTGTGTGAAGGTATACATCCATAACCATATTTATATCTTTCCTTAGAACCAATCTACAAGCATACTATACACTAAAAATTGACCCCTGTCAAGACATTTCTTTGATTTTTTTTATTTAGTTGTTGCGATGAAAACACCATTCCAATCTTTCTCAAGTGGTTGGGTCTTCATGAACTCACATCTCTCAATCCACATGGTATAGTAGTTTCTCATTCTTCCATCAAACTCTACACTCAAATCATTGCATAAACGAATGGCATGGTCAAATTGTTGGTTACTATAATACTCATGCATCTTTATGTGTTGACTTTCTGCAAAGCCCCAATTCGTATTCTTCATCATCCAATCCATCTCACTCAGGACGGTGTAGATACGAATACCAATGGTCTTACCCTTGACTGCAAGTTCATCAACCTTGAGATAGAAGAAGTCATCCTTGGTCATGTCATATGTGGCCTCTCCTACTAACAGCAGACAACCATATTCCTTACACTTACTCTCAATCCTAGCAGCAGTCGATACTGCATCTCCTAGAACATCGTAGCTGTGTCGCATAGTAGAACCCATCTCCCCAAGGTAACCAAGTCCGGTGTTAATACCAGCACCCATCCCTATAGGTGGTTTACCTTCTGCAACAATCTTGTCATTAAACTTTACTACTGCATCTAACATCTGTAGTCCAGTTTTAACTGCGTTCGTTGGGTGGTCTGGGTCATCTATAGGTGCGTTATGAATATGCATACTCGCATCACCGATATACTTGATTACCATACCATTTGAATCTAAAATAGGTTGTGTGATAGCATCCATATACCCATTCATGATTTCAGTAAGACCCTTGACATCATCACCAAAACTCTCACCTAATGGTGTGAACCCACGAAGGTCAGAGAAGCAAATACTGATCTCCTTCTTCATACCATCTTTGATAAGAGAGGGGTTCTCCTGTAGCAACCGAACCACGGTAGGGCTGGCATACCCTGCGAACTGTTTCTTGATCTCCATCTTCTCCTTATATTCTTCCATGAACCGTAAGAACGCAGCAATGGCCCAGACCACAAACATAGTAAGGACGGGATAGGACCAATCCACTAGATAACTGTACTCTGTAAAGAGGTAGGACGACCCGTAGAACGATCCAACAAGAAAAATGGGTAGTAATACTGCCCCAAAATACCATGCGAGTGTGAGAACCACTGATGCTAAGATCAATGCACCCACTCCACTGACTGCAAGTTCAGCAAGGTCAGTCCAAAATGGTCTGGTTATATTGCGTCCTGTCATCATGGTAGCAAGTGATGCACCTATAAGATTATGCGACTGTATGACCCCCACAGGGGTTGCTACGGGACTTTCTAGACCAGAAGCAGTCATACTCAGTATAACGATCTTACCTGTGAGGTCTGGTAATTTCTCATGTAATGCATACACTGGTGTCTTCCATTTAAAGTCCAACCAGATATTACCATTAGCATCTGTGTCAATCATTTTGTATTTGGGTATGCGTAGTTTCTCCACACCAGCAATACCTGTCTTCATCTGAAACGATATATCCCCCGCAGCCATGCGTAGGATTTCCATACTGATAGATGGATACAACTTCCCGCCCACTGCAACAACCAAAGGCATACGACGAACCACACCATCTTTCTCTGGTGCGATTACCATCATACCAACCGCATTGGCGCTCTTTGCCAGTTCTGGAATAGGACCAACCACGCCGGGGTAACTGTATACCCAAGGTTTCCAATCTGCACCGACATTTGCAACACCCCGAACGACACCCGAATCACTCTTGTCATTGCTGGGTATCTGTCCTATAACTGTTGGGGTTCGTTTCAGTGTCCTCGCAAGAACAGCATCTTTACCAAATCTGTCTGGGTCTGCAAATAGTATAGGGACAACCACTATTGCTGCCCCCGCCTGATATAGTTTTATCAGTTCAACAGAAACCTTATTCCTGTCCCACGGCCATTGACCCATCTTTCTGATTGTTTGATTATTGATCTCTATTGTGACTAGGTTAGAGAGAGTCAGAGACTCCTGATTGCGTTGATGTTGATCCATTGCCTTCAGACGAACCATATCTAGGAACCACGGGTCTGCAAAACGCAATCCACACAATACTAAAATCACGAATAATGATATAATCCACTTTTTCATTTCAATTTCCTTGCGTCACTGAAACAGAACATCCCCCACTTGTTTGACAATTCTGCGTGAGGGAATATGATTGATTTGTACTTCCCCGTTGCGTCATTGATAAGTCTGTGTGATATGATCCTGTCAAATCTATAGTGGCAGTGTGTGCGCCGTCATCCTTCTGTAAAATATCCTGTGAACCACCATCAGTTCTTATAGTCATATTTAGGGTCTTATTTCCATTACCCTTTTGCTTGACAAAGAGATTGTTGTTCTCTCCTCCATAGGTATAAATCTGTGCATAATGGTCAGCGTTTCCTGTACCTGTCTCTTGGCTTACCTTGATATTATTACCACCAGAATGTAAGTCTAGATTGACTGTGTGGCCACCATATTCGACAGTCGAACTGCTTTGACAACTTGTGTCTGAACTGTTGTCGAATGAACACCCCTGACCTACATGAACAGTATTACCATTGCTCTGTATATGAAACCCTACCCTGTTAGCATCTGTGCCGGTGGTGTTATGTTGTTCAATCTTTATGTTATTATTGTTACCGTCCAAGTCACCACCCCAAGCTTTACCTGATCCCCAATAGGAAATCCAACTGACTGTATTGTTGTTTCCCTCTTGCGTAATATCAAGATCATTGTTGGTGCCTTCCATAGTAAGATTCACAGCATTGTTGTTGCCATCAATATCTATGGTTATCTCTGAGTCTGTACTCGTACCAATCTGTTCAATGAACACGCTGTTGCCAGCAAGTGCAATGTTACTCAGACTGATAAATAGTAATGATATTAGAAGCGTCTTCATCTCTTGTTGTTATCTCCGGCACTGGTATTCCACCCTGTGTTAAATTAATTTTGTATCCATAGTCGTTTATCAAATTCAAATCTATCGTACTGCTTCCCACCCTTCGTATAATTCTTGTAGTGTTACCATCTACTATTGTGTTGACTTGTGTTGATTTATTAAATCCACTTGTTCTACCATCAATCAACTCTGATTGTGCTAGGGCTGCGGCAAGTTGATCTAGAATATTTCCAAGTAACTCCACATTCAAATCATTAATATCCAATTCGTTAAACTCAAAAAGGTCTTCCTCAAGTTCGTTCTTGTCTAAATCCTTAAACTCTAAGAAATCAATATCAAGTAAGTTCTTTCTACTCTTCGAGTCTTGCAATATTTTAATAATCTTTTTCTTTGGTGGCTTAATGATTAGTAGATTATTAATCTGGTCAAGAGAAAGATCAAGAATTACAGGCTTTGACGGTTTACCTTCGCCAGTGCTGACATATGTAGACTGAAATGCCTTGGTCATCAAAACAAATCCAGCACCACTCTCTACTGATATCTTACCTACTGTCCCGTCTTTGTTGGGTAGTAGAATAATCAAAGACTTTCCTACTTCATCAACCGTCATACTAAACGCAGTTCCCAACACACCAATCCTTGCTGTTGGTGTACGGATATCTACATTCTGATTACTCAACTTCGCAATGTTACCACTCGCATATCGTACTGTACCAAGTGCAATATTCATAACCAACTTCGATCCAGTTTTAGAGTTGGGATCATAGATAAACTCATCGATGACCAAAGAACTGTGTGCGCTGACGGCGACGTTGGTATCATCTACAAACTTGATACCAACGTCACCTTTACCAGTTTTCACCGTGTCCTTAAACTCGATATCAGAACCCTTCTTTAGATCAGTATTTTCCCCAGACCTCTCAACAGAAGCGTTCCCCTTGTGTTTCACCACATTCCCAATAGCACCATAAGCACTGGTACTAAAGAGAATGATACTAATCGTCCATAGTAATCGTAACACTATGCCCTGACCCCACTGTTGTCACGTCCACAGTACCATCATTTGCACCACCCTGTGTGATAGCAAATGTACTAGATGAACCTGTATGATGAAGAGTTGTGTCTTGGTCAGCAGCACCAGTGTGTGTAGATGTAATAGTATTACTTCCACCAATCGCTGTGATGTTTGTCACCTTCTTATCACCACTCGCCATTGTTGCAGTACTATTTTCATTAATAGTCACTGTATTACTGTCGCCTGTAACAACAAGATCAACATCGGCATCACTAGACGCAGCACTATTACCCACATTCACCGTAGTCGTATTTGAGCTACCAGTGATTGTCTGGATAATACTGTTGTCATCAGATGAAGAGTTAGAACCAACCGATACGGTAGACGTATTACTACTACCTGTCTGGTTGATTGTTAACTCTTGTGTTGCACCAACGACAGATGCAGCAATGGTGTTAGTACTACCAACCTGATCAATGTCTAACGTCTGGTTGTCACCTGTTAGGGTAACATCAGTTGTCGCATCACCAAACTTATTGGTCTGTCCATCTTGATTGATGTTTGCAGTCAGGCTTGCGCCAGACTGTGTTATATAAACGTCACTCGCATAACTCACACTGCACATAACGAAGTAAGCGAGTATTGTAAGTATGCTCGTTCTCATTTGATTTTCTCCCCTTTAAATTTCCATAATTCTTTTTGCTCACCTTCCTTTATAATTTCAATAACTGCTTGTTCGATTGCCTTCCTCACTGCATAGGTTGTGGACTCATTGTCCGTTATCCCAGCCTCTGTCTCCAGCAATTTAGTTCCCATATCTAAAAATTTAAATACAGTAGCAGACAACTTCGTACTCAGAATAGTTTTCTGAGAGCTGACTGCTAGTAAAACTTCACCCGTTTGTACAGATATCAGTCTCAATGCGACTGTTACCATATCCTTACGATATTCATCAGATATACCAATACCCAAATATCTTACACCTAGTCCACCTGTACTTGTATTAGTATCATAACCAACTATACCGCCTGTTAGTAACACTCCTGCAAATAATAGCGGTCTAATCTTTTCTGCTTTATCTCCTTCGTGCGACTTTCTTGTGTTTCGTATAATCTGCCGCTCTTTAAGAAGATTGTCTAATTCCATCCTCTCAATAACTTGAAACCACTCACCATTTCCAGCCTTCTTTAATGCTTGCAGTAACCATATGTCACCGCCCTGTGTAACCGCACTACTAAGCAAAGCAAGATTATTACCAGACTTTCTCTGACCAGTAACGTCATTAAATTTATATACCGCAATCGGAACTTTACGTTCTGGCGCTGGCATATTGTATAGTTCATCTACTAACGGCACACTACTAGGTACAGGAGCATCCTGTTGTTGGATGCTCGCACAACTAGAAAGTAAAGTCGCCAACAGGAACAGTGATAATAGTCGAACTACCATTTGCATCCACAATTGTTAAATCTACGGTTTCAGAACTTTTGGTGTAACTGATTGTTGTACCTTCAAAAGTAACTGTGCCGGAAGTTGAAGCGTCTTCTCCGAACATACTATCTACTAGTTGTTTTGAAAGTTGTGCATATATTCTAGACTCAACATTCTTCATAAATTTAGATAGGTTTGTATTAGCTGCATCTCGTATGGCTTGACGTTCTGCTGCTTCTTTCTTTTCTTTGATCGCTTGTTTCCTAGAGAACTCTTGGTTCTCAATAGTTAGGACATGTGCGCTATAACCTATACCACTGAAAGCAGGAGATTTCCATGTATGAGTAAGATCAGCTGCATATGATGAACTAACAGTAATCAACCAACCAAAGACACAACCAATAAATGCACCCAACAAGAAAGCTTTCAAAAGATCGCTATC